TTAATGCAATTAGTCGCTTACGGAGCACAAGATATATATTTAACAGGTAATCCTCAGATAACCTTCTTTAAAGTAGTATACAGAAGACATACTAACTTTTCTATGGAATCTATTGAACAAACTTTCAATGGTTCGGCCGACTTTGGAAAAAAAGTAACTTGTACTATATCAAGAAACGGAGATCTTATTCATAGAGTTTATTTACAAGTTACATTACCAAGAATTGAATTAAATGGTTCTTGCGATCAATTTAGATGGTTGAATTGGATTGGTCATGTATTAATTAACTATGTTGAAGTTGAAATTGGTGGTCAACGTATAGATCGTCAGTACGGCCAGTGGCTTCACATCTGGAATGAATTAACTCAGGAAGGTGGTTTACAAGTTGGTTATGCTAATATGGTTGGTAATGTTCCAAGATTAACTCAGATTATATCAGGCAGTTCTGTTCACACTACTCAACCTCCACAGGGTATTGATAACTGTAATACTTCTGGATGCATCCCAGAATTTACTCTCTATGTTCCTTTACAATTTTGGTTTTGCCGCAATCCAGGTCTATCTTTACCATTGATTGCTCTTCAGTACCACGAAGTTAAAATTAATCTTCAGTTTAACGATGCTAGACAGTGTTACTGGAGTTCTTCTGAGAGTTCTTATGCCAACCAGTCTCCTTGCTTAAGATCTGCTAGTTTATATGTTGATTACATTTATTTAGATACTGATGAAAGACGTCGTTTCGCTCAGGTATCTCATGAATATTTAATTGAACAACTTCAATTCACTGGTGCTGAATCTGTTAATTCCACAAGTAATAAAATTAAATTAAATTTCAATCACCCAGTAAAAGAATTAATCTGGGTTGTTCAACCAAATTCCAATACTGATTTAATTTCAACTTATCCATATGGCGGTCCCCAGCATTTCAATTTTACTGATTCTATTGACGTGTCTTACTTCAGTGGTACTCCGGATGACCCATTCGGTGGAGGCATGGTTGATCCCAAAGACTTCGACTTAGGTCTTGCGAATCAAGCCGTAAATCTTGATTCTTATTGGGATTCTTCTACACAGGAATGGTTAGGTGATGTCGGTGGCAGACCAGGCACTTGTGGTAAATATGCCAGAAAGAATACTAATACATTCGGTCCTGCACAATCTTGTACTTCCGGAAGTGGTGCTAAAAGTGATTGTCATAATGGTGATAATTTCCCTTACGGTGTAAATGGTTCTTGCAGTGCTGAAAAAGATGGTGACTGTAAAGGTGGTATTTGCCAAAAATCATACATTGATTAAGATGAAGCTTGTTGTATTGATAAATGTGATAATCACCCAAGTGAGAAATGCCTCAAAGAACAGGGATTATATGATAAATACAAAAAAGCACAGAATATGTATGGTGGTTCTTATGCTGGTCCTGGTCATATTAAAGCGAGAAATCCAAACTGTGGTACCTTTAATAATGTAGGAAAACGTGTTTCTCAAGTAAATTCTGCTAATAACAGCAGAAGCAACCCAGGTTTCGTCCAGAACGTGTTAGGTGGTAGATGCCCAACCACTTGCGACTTACCGTGGAGATGCAACAACGAACCTCTTGGTATTACCAGTTGGTACGGTCTTGTAAATTCGGCAGGCACTCCTCTATTTGACAAAGGTCAGAATCCTGTATTAACTGGTAAAATCCAGTTGAATGGTCACGATCGTTTCTCTGAACGTGATGGTCGCTATTTCAATCTTGTACAACCTTACCAGCATCATACAAATGTTCCTTCTACTGGAATCAATGTTTATTCTTTTGGTCTCAAACCTGAAGAACATCAACCAAGTGGTACCTGTAATATTTCTAGAAGTGATAATTGTACTCTTCATTTGAACTTAACACCTGCCACATTAGCACATGGTAGAAGCGCTCAGGTATATGTATATGCTACCAATTACAATGTATTAAGAATTATGAGTGGTATGGGTGGATTAGCTTACTCTAATTAAATAATAATAAATTATTCTACATTTACAATTATTTATAAATTATTTG